TCGGGTGTTGATAGATATGCCCACATTAATGATGCCTTTCAGAGGAATGACTCAAGGACGGTTATCAAGGGCTTCGATCTTTTTACCGGGAAAAAACCTGAGCTAAAAATCGTGACGAACATAAACCAGGATAAACTGAAGAACCGGGTTGTAGGGCCAAGAAGTTCATCGCCCGGAGGCAATCAACCACCTATTAAACAACCAAACCAAATGAATCCCCAGGAGGCAAGAACGGCGCTTGCTGCTCTCTCATCTAAGTATTCCAGAGGACTCTATACGGGGTCGAGAGAACAATATGATAAGGAATATGCAAAGCTTCATGCGCTGTGTGACCAGAAGTCTCCCGGGTAAAAGGAGGTAATAAATCATGGGATTCGGAAGAGCACCGGGATACCCGGACTATTCAGCAGCGGGGACAAGTGCGTTTATCCCCGAAAAGTGGAGTACAAAGCTCGTAGAGAAATTCTACGATGCGACCGTTTTGACTCATATTTCGAATACGAATTATGAGGGTGAGATCAAAGGCCTTGGCGACAAGGTTTGGATCAGGACTCGTGGTACCGTTCCCGTCTATTTGAATGTATACCAAAAGGGCGGTCTCTTGAAGCCCCCGGACAGAATCGAGTCCCCAAGGGTTCAGTTGCTCGTCGATCAGAATACCTATTTCTATTTTGGGGTCGATGATATCGATAAGTACCAGAGCGATATCGCTTTAATGAGCCAGTGGGCCGAGGATGCCACCGAGGGTGAGAAGGTGGCAATCGATACCGACGTCCTGGCCTATGTATTGGGCTACGGCGGGTATAACCCTCTCATTCAGTACAGCACCAGTCTGGTTGACTCATTGAATCAGGGAGCAACGGCTGGTCGTATCTACGGTCTGTATAACCTTGGGACCCCTGGGGCACCCGCTCAGGTCACCACGGCCAACATCATCAAGTATTTGGCCATGGCAGAGGCCGTTCTTGGGGAATATAACGTCCCCGATGATCAGAGTAAGTTTTTCATCATGCCAAGAGTCATGGCGATGCTTCTCAAGACATCCGACATCAAGGATGCCTCCATGATGGGGGATGCAACATCGACCCTGAGAAGCGGGAGATTGGGAAGGCTTCTCAATTGGACTCTTTACGCTTCGAATCTTCTGCCGCACAGGATTGACGCCACAACGGGTCAACTTTCCTTCTATTGCCTGTTCGGACATCCGCTCGGATTGACCTTTGCCGATCAGTTCGTAGAGACGAACTATATCGATAAGCCGGAAACGACTTTCGGGAAGTTCATCAAGTCTCTCCATGTGTTCGGTCGGGAAGTGATCAAGCCTTCGGCCCTGGGATGTCTGTATGCGGCCCCAACGATCACATAATCATTAGCCCCCGTCGAATGGCGGGTTTAATTTCGAGAATTTAATAAGGAGGTAAAATCATGGGAGTTAACACAAGAGATGCAACTGCATTAGCTCAGTTTGTTGGCAATCGTCCCAAATATCCTCAAGGCGCGGGTACCTTTGGGATCATGAATTTCCTTGTCGATATGGCTAAGGTAAAAGTAGCACTCGGCTATACCATCGATGCGAACAATGCCGATGTCATCCAGCTTTGGGACATTCCTGCTTTGACGCATATCCTTTCAGCCTCAATCTGGCTTTACACGCCAGAGGGAGCCGCAGCGACCCTTGGTCTTGGAGATGGTGATTCAACCTCTGGTTTCCTGGCTTCATTCTCGATCAATGGAGCCGTCAATACTCATTCATCCACGATCGTCACCGATGCCTATGCGGTAGCCTCCAGGGCATACCCGGCAACGGACACCTTCGATATCAAGTTTTTGACCGGTGACACAGATGTCGCCGTTGCAGTTTTCGGGATCTCGCTCGCCTGTATCTTCTATGAGTTCCCGGATCTGGCAACATGCGCGCCGGCGGCATGGCATTAAACCTTTAAGAGGGAGGGACTTCGGTCCCTCCCTTAGTAACGGGCTGGCAAGCAGAGACGACGTGAATAAATAAAAAGGAGGTTTATTATGTTGAGACTCGAAGACAGAGCTACTATCGAAAACATGATTCTTGGCCTGACCGGAGAATTGCCGGGGAATAAGTTTTGGTTTGACCCCACAAAAGGGAGCGACGGAGGGGATGGGACAAGACAGTCTCCGTTCAAGACCATCGCCAATGGATACGCCCAGCTTAGAGATGGTTACAATGATGTTCTTTACCATGTCCCGGGTGCGTCTCCCGTTGGCTTAACCTCATCATTCGTATGGACCAAGAATTATGCACACCTGATCGGTCTGGCTGGTCCTGGAGTGTATGGCGGAAGGTGCAGGGTTCATGATTCGGCAGCGTTTGCCGGAATTTTGTTTAGCATCCTGAGTGCCAAGGGATGCATTTTTAAGAATATGCATTGGCAAAGGGATTTTGACAGTGCCCTTGGAGTGCAGAACGTCACGGTGGGAGCGGGTAGCTCCTATAACTATTTCGAGGATTGTCAGTTTGATGGCCCGATTATAGATACCCTGGGCGCCCAGGCATATCGGAATCTGTCTGGTGCAGGGGCTAATGGTTCTAATACCTTCAGGAGATGCACCATAGGGCATTGGAATCAATTGGCAACCTCCACACTTGGGTATCAACTTCATTTAGCAGGAGAGGAAACGTCCTGGAACTTCATGGATTGCGTGTTTATGTGGTATACAAACCAGGCAACGATGACTCCTATTGCGATTGATGACCTGGTATCAGAAAACGTTTATACCCTGTTTGACCATTGTCGTTTTCTGGGTCTTGGCACCGAAGTATTGGGACTTTGCAAGGCCAGTGTTCCCGCTCACGGGAGAGTGATCTTTCTGGATTGCAGGTCTCTCGGGGTTGCGGAATATTCAGCGGCAGCCAATGCCAGAATATTTGTATCCAATGGTGAGGCAGTAGCCGGAGCAGCGGGTGGAATCGCTGTTCCCATAACATAATTTCCCTCCTTCGGGGGTTGCTTTTGGAGAAGTTGGTGGCAAGACCAATTTGTGAATTTGAGGGTTGTTCAAATTTGGCGGCTGTTCATTCGGGATATAAATATAAGAATGACGGTAAGATATACTACAAGCCTCTTTGTAGCACACACCATAAGGCAAAATATGGACAGATGCCAAGTAAATATAAATGGAGTAAAAAGAGAACGGAGCAATACAGGAATGGGACCCTTCTTATGTCACAAGAACCATGTGCTCGATGTGGATGGAATGAATCATATTGTCATAGACATAAGATTAATCCTAAGATTGGATACACAAAAGAGAATGTAATTTCTCTTTGCCCAAATTGCCACCAACTTCTCCATTTAGGTTCTTTGGTTAACAGAAAGGTAGCTTAAGAATCTTAAGTGGAGGGTCTTATGCTCGTCAAGGACATTCTCTGGTCTGCCAGAGATGACTATCTGGATGATACTGTTCAGCCTTATGGCTGTAAAGATGAACTCCTTCTCAGGCATCTGAATACCGCCCTCAATGAGTGGTGCCGTGAGACAGGGTGCCTTCGAGACTGGACTACTCCCGCTATCTGTAAAACCCTCATTTTAACCAATCAACACACCTATCCGATGGATCCCCGGATCACGGAGATCCACAAAGGATACCTCGATCACGGGTCCCCGATCGTTCTTCCGAAAGATGATGGCTGGCTCGATGAAAATGTGGGAAGTTGGAGAAGAGATACCGCAACGGGATCCGTCCTATGGCTTCTTCCTGATTACGGGCAGAACTTCTTTCGGGTTATCTACTATCCCCCTTCAACCCTTGGATATTGGAGCGGAGCATTTAACTTTACCGCTTCTTCTCAAACGATTGTCCACGCGATCGGTACCACCGAAGGGAATTTTTCCACCCTTCTTGCGGTTGGTGATCAGGTTGGCATTTCGAAGACAATCCTGAATGGAACTGCAGCTGTTCCAAAGGTTTTCACGATCGGTTCAGTCTCAACCGGTTCGTTTACGGTCAGTGAAACCGTGGCCGATGAAGTGGTAGCATCGGGGGGAATCATCCAGAAAGTGATTGACACCCTCTGGTTAACCGTCTCAAGACTTTCCCTGGTACCGCTTACGGTTGATACTCAATCCCCCGAGATCCGTTCTGATTATCATCCTTATCTCGTTCATGGGATCTGCCGGGAAGCATGGGGCAAACAGGATTCGCAAATTTATGACAAAGAAAAATCCAAAGAGCAAAGGAGCCTTTTCGAAGACTGTAAGAGGAAGGCCAGGGCCGAAAGGGATTGGCTAAGGTATTCTGAAAAAACAATGAAACCTCACGCGGGAGCGTTATGATTTTAGGTTCAGACGGACAACCCATCGAACGAAAAGACTGTACGGTTGAGGTAAACAGTATCAATGTCCAGGGCAAGGCATTTAGCCAGAGTTATATCGATTGGAATTTACCTTTACACATGAAGAGGATGATCCAGATCCTGAAGGATCATGGCGGGCAGATACACTATTCGGAATTTCTAAAAGAATACAAAAGGAGGTACGGCGATGGCTGATGTAATCTATCATAATTTTTTCGCGGAGATTTTAAGTAAAACAATGGATCTTCATGCTGGAGGTGATGTTTTAAACCTTGCCCTATTTACCAGTTCCAAGGTGATCGAGGTTGACGATGTTACCTATGGCACGACCAATGAGTGTCCCGAAACCGGTAACTATGTTCATGGTGGGTATGCCTTCACTGACACGAACCTTTCTGTTACCGATGTCGATGGCAGTGACTGGACCATCTTCGACATTAACGAAGATGCGGCATGGGCCACCGCCACGATCACGGCCCGTTATGCTCAACTTTACGATGCGACCGTGGCAAATAAATTGGTCTGTTGCTTCGATTTCGGTGCGGATAAATCGAGCACTTCCGGAACATTCAAGGTCGTGTTTAACGCAAGCGGCGTGTTGAAACTTAGTTAAGGAATTTTATGGCCGGATATGATTCATACGTAAAAGCACTCCTGCATCTAAATGTTGATCTTACAGATCTTTCAGGAAAGATATGGACAGCAAATGGTGGAGCTGCCGTTAGTGCTACTGATCCAAAATTTGGAGCCAAATGTTTATATCTTGATGGAACCCAATACATCGATACGCCAGACCACGCTAACTGGACAATGGGTTCCGATCCTTTCACAGTTGATTTCTGGATGAAGAGGAGCAGGATACTTACTGCCGAGCAGGTCATCGGTGTGTCAGATGCTACGGGAGACAATACCGCATGTTCATTTACCTTCTATCTCGTTTCCGCTGATGTATATGCGATGTCTCTATTGCACCTTAATGGGGCCAATCTCTCAACCACCATTACAGATATTGCTCCAAATTTTGGAGAGCTTATTTGGACAGCCAGAAACCATGCTAAGCTTTCCACTACTTCTCCGAAGTTTGGGTCAGCTGCCCTTCTTCTTGATGGAACGGATGATTATGTTGACACTCCAGACTCTGGCTACCTTACGATGGGAAGTGGTGACTTTACTATTGATTTTTGGATGAAGAGAGGAGCCACCGGTGCTCAGTATGTGATGGGCCAAATGAACAATCTTGGACAATCGGTCTCTATATCGTTTTTAGTATACATTACTGCAAGCAACACGATTAGTTTTTATGTAGGAAATGGGGCTGCAACTGTCAATGCGACCTCTACCGGAACCATTACGGATACGACCACCTGGCATCACATAGCTTGCGTCAGGGATGGTAATACCCTACGTCTTTTTATAGATGGGGTTCCAGACGGCACGGGGAATGTTACCGGTGTCACAATTAATAATTCTGGAAGCAACCTGTCCTGGGGAAGGGGGGGAGAATACGCATCCGGTTATTTTAATGGCCGATTCGATGAACCTCGAATTTCTAAGGGAATTGCAAGATGGACTTCCGACTTTTCATCGGCACTACCTACCGAGTATGTTTATGACAGGATGGTGTTTGGCATATGCTCGGGTGCCACCGGATATGGTGGGTATTCTTCGGTAGACATTTCAGATATTACCACTTGGCACCATATAGCGGGGGTTCGCAATGGAAATAATTTACTCCTTTTCATTGATGGAGTATTAGTTGGAACCTTCGACGTAACTGGTGTTTCCGCAAATGACTCTTCTAATAAGTTAGCGATTGGAAGAAAGGGAGAGTGCACTACTGGTAGGTATTTTAAGGGTTATGTAGATGAACCTCGAATTTCTAAGGGAATTGCAAGATGGACTTCTGATTTTACTCCTCCAACTGAAGAATATGATGGAAACGAAACCATTAATGCAGGTTTGCTTACGGGAAGCAAAAGTATTTATGCAGTGTCCGAAAATACGGACCAGATTCTAAGCCAGAATTTAATCTCCAAGGCAGGTTCATTATTATCTTCATCTTTTATTCTCGATCAGATCCTGGCCCAGAATTTACAGTCGGGGAACAAGACGATTTTTCAGGCATCCAACGTGACCGACCAGATTCTATCTCAGAATCTATTAACATCCATCACGTCGGTTCTTTCCGTTCTCGTATCTATTGACCAGAGCGTATCTGTCAATGTGATCCCGGTTGCGGGAAGCCTATACGAAGTCACTGTTGACACCGGAGCAGTAGGCATAATAGTCAATGTGGGGTTGCTACTTGCGATTGGCTCGGCCTTGGAATCTTCACTTCAGACCGATCAGATTTTAAGCCAGGGGATCATTGAGAAATTGGGGTCGGTCTTTGCTTCCTCTCAAAATACAGATCAGATCTTGCAGCAAAATATGATCGCTGCCCTCGGTGCGATTTTATCTTCTTCTCAAAGTGTAGACCAAACCGTGCAATTAAACGCTCTTTCTGCCCTGGCTTCAATTTATCAGATTTTAGTCCAGATATTGGCTGCACCGGAGAAGTTTGGGTATTTAAATTTGAAGTTGGAAGCCCCTCCGGCTTTACCAGAGGGAGATTTTACTTATGAACAATCCTCTTTAAAGATGCCCGATATGGGGCCAGAAGGTGACTTTCATTACAAGAAGGTATCCTGATGCCAAGACTCATTCAAGACACTTTGATTCCTCTTTGGGAATTGAAAAAAATTAAAGGGATCGACAACGTTGCCACCGATGATCTGCGTGTTCCTCCTGGGTTTGTGCGATCTGCCGATAACCTTGATATTGATACTGAAGCCATGGGTCATCGGAGAAAAGGGATCCTTGAAGAAATCTTCAATGGATTCTGGCATAGCCTCTGGTCTGACGAAGGAGATTTGTGTTTTGGGGTCCGCAATGGAGATCTCGTCCGACTCAAAAAAGATTGGACGCTTGACACCGTTCTGGACGACGTGGGTTATTCCAAGATGAATTTTGTGAAGGTGGTTGACAGAGTCTTTTTCTCAAATCGTGAAAAGGTTGGGTATATTCTTACCTCGGATGGCCAGGCCCATGGTTTCCCGGAGCCCACCCGTTCACTAAGACAGAGAATGGTTGGTGGAGAACTAATCGAATATTTCAACGGCCGCCTTTATGCCATTCAGGATCGGGTCGCTTTTCATTCTGTGGCATATAGCCCCATGGAAATGGACTTGAAGGGTAATTTAATCCCGATGGGCGGTCCGGTGACGATGTATCATTCTGTTGAGGATGGAATCTATTGCAGCGCTGCGGAAAAGATCTTTTTCATGAGTTATGACGGAGAAACAGAATTGGGACAGCCAAAGTTCAAATATAAACCCTTGCTCGATGTGCCGGCAAAAAAGGGGAGCCCTTGCATTATAGAGAGGTTGGATCTCGGGAAAGAAATCTCGACCTCTCACAGGGGCCTTGCCGGAAGAGCTGTCATCTTCTCGACCGGTATCGGGATTTTTCTCGGTCTCAAAGGAGGATATGTGGTGGACTGCACGAGTGATCATTATGCCGTCCTTGACGTTCAGGAGGGATGCTCCCTGGTTAAATGGCATGGTGGTTATCGGCAATATATTTTTCTTGGTCAAGCTCCTGCTGAAATAGGCGGTGGGAACTTTAAAATGAGGTTGCCCATGCTAACAGGTTCATTTACGGGAACTGTGCCAACTCCGTTTGGGATAAGCGGAAAGTTGCCAATGTTGCGTGGGTTATTCGAAGGCGAAGTCTAAACAATTCACTAAAAGGAGGTAAGGAAAATGTCATTCATACTTTCAACAGGATTGGCTAATTTTTTGACAGGTGGAGGAAGTTTAAGAAAGGCTTTCGATGACTGTGTTTTAAACATCTATTCAGGTGCCGTTCCTGTGACTGCGGAAGAAGCTCCAGGTACAGGACTTCTCTGTCCGATCACAATCGGAAGCGTGGCGGTGGCATCAACGGATCGGTCCATTCCGAAGATCCATCATGTTACTTTTGCCGGCAACGCTGCGGCGGGAGATCTTTGCGTTCTGAGTGTAAACGTTGACGGTATTGGTGTCATAAACTACACCTACACCAATACACCGGATGCGGGGACTCTTGCACAGTGCGTTATCCTGATCGCCAAGATGATTAACGACATTCCTCAACTCGTGGCCATCCCAGATGTGACGGCGGCGGAGATGTACGTCATGTCAAGGATCAACGGACTCGACTTCACTCTTGCCTATGTCAGTGGAGATATCGTAGCAACCGTTGTTGCCGCCGTTCAGGCTGCCTCAAGAGCCGCTTGCGCTGCCCTCTGCTTCGGCCTCCCAACCATTGGGGTGATAAGTATTGCTGGCGGGACATGGTCCGGAGTGAATACTGCGACGGGCGTGGCTTCCTTCTTCCGGTTCGTTCGGCCAGACGACCAGGGGAATCAGGCGGGCGGTGCTACGGCTATAAGGCTTCAGGGGACAATTTCGACCTCCGGGGCAGACATGAATCTGTCGAATACGACCTTGACGATTTCGGCAACCACAACGATCGATTCCGGCAATTTTCAACAGCCCAAGTCGGAATAGAGGGTTGAATGTCTTACGCCTATTTTTCGGGAACGCTTCCCCTTCTCTCGGGTTCCTTTATGGGGAACCTTGGATTTAGCGGCAAGCTTCCATTGCTCCAGTCAAGTTTCACCGGCTTCCAGAGGTATAGTGTCATTTCTGGGAGATTACCCTTTCTCTCGGGTTCGATTCATGGATTGACTGGAGAGATAGGAAGTTTCAAGGGAAAGGTTCCATTTCTTAAATCAGGCTTTGGCGGTTTTGCCCATGCCATTGGGAACTTTAGCGGTAGGCTCCCTTATTTTCAGGGGGAATTTACTGGTTTAAGCGGTTCCATTGGCTCATTCAGTGGTGTGTTGCCACTTCTCCTTACCCCTTCATCTTTTATTGATTACCGCAATAGGACGGGGAGTTTTAAAATTGTGTTTCCCGTCCTTCTTGGAACTTTTCATGGTGATGTTATCCCCATCACCTTTAACCGGAAGGCTATCGTCATGCATCTTTTTAGCCATGCCGTGAGCGAATACAGAAATTATAATTTCAATTCCCTCGTCCATTTTAACGGAGTATTTTTAGGAGCAAATGAGCGGGGTCTTTGTATCCTGGGCGGGGACGATGACCTCGGGATCCCGATTCAATCCCTGATCAGAACGGGGGTTAATGATTTTGTCATAAAGAGCATCAAAAATCTTCCTAAAGAGACATGGTTGGTCTATCGTTCCGATGGTCAGATGGCATTTGGTGTCGAAGAAGATGAACATGATTTTTATGAATCCATTCTCGATGAGCATGCCGTTGGGATTGCTGAGGTCAGGGCCACCTTGGGAAAAGGATACAAGGGGAGATTTTACAGGTTCACTTTCAAGAATTTGGGGGGCGCGGATTTTGACCTTGAATCGATCAGGGTATTGGGACAACCGATTAAACGGAAGGTAAGATGATTCCAACCGAAGATATCGATCGACGATATATTTTCCCAAACGTAGTGAAGACTATCCGGATCATTGGTGACCAGATTTATGGAAATCTTTTCACCAGAGAAGCAGGTCGGTTGGCCTACCAAGTTAGAAACTCCATGACATTTAATAAACTGGACCAGTCCAAAGGGCAGAAAATCTTTTCTGATGGAACACGGATTACGGTCAACTCTTTTTTTGGTCAAGACCTTATCACCATAGATGTCTCTCAATCTACCGGAGAGGAAGGAACGACCTTGGCAAAGAAGCAATGCAGCGTCACCTTTATAAACCTTCCGAGTAGCGTTCAGCCAATGAAGGAACCGGGTAAGGTATTGACCGATGAAATGTCGGGAGTTGATTATATCAAGACATACTATCTGTTTGACGTGGGTCAATGTCCGGATTGCCAGGATATTAAGATGGATTTTTTATTTAATTATTCTATTCCGGTGGAAAGTCGCCATCACGACGATGAGGTTAAAAACCACTGCATTTATTCCCTGGATCCCTCCTGTTGGGGAGAAGTCATATCCCACGGCCACGATGCTCAGGGAGATTATTTTATCTGGAAAGCTTATACGGAAAGTGGAGTTTACTCAAGGACAGGGTTGGGGATCCTCGATCTCAAGGCATCAATCAGTGATCTGAACGGGGAAGTAATTTGCGATGTGGATAAAAAAATTGATGTAGATTGCTGTTTGAAGGGTTCTGATAATAGGAAGGTGGAGATTTGGTGGGAAGATTTTGGAACGTGTACCCCGTATATCCCTTATCAGGGTGTAGTCTATAATGCTATCTGTAAAATGCCTACCGAAGTTTCCATCGGCGGAACGGCTGGTTTGGCATGGTATGGCTGCACACACCCGCAACAGCCCCTTTATGCCATACCGGAAATAAAAGGAAGTTGTTTACCCGTTGAATGGACATTTTCGGGACCGATAGAACTTTTAGATCCGAACAAAAAAAATGATAATACAATATTTTTTAAATGTATTGAAGGTGCATGTAACGAAGAAGCCACAATAACTCTGAGAGATAGGTGTGGGACTGAATACATTGTCAGGGGAAGGCCATGCTGTGAGGATGCCGCAGCACCTAGTATCAATTATACTTCTCTCTTGATGTCCTGTAGCCAATACCAAACGCTTAATGCATTTGGTGGGTGTGGCCCTTATTCGTGGTCGATTTCTGGTGGAGGGGGAACCCTAAACACCAATACTGGCAGTGAGGTTATCTACCATGCTCCGGCTACAAATGCAAACTGCACTGATAATCCGACTATTACGGTTACGGATTGCTGTGGAGGTTCGGCAAATTTGCAGTTGGCAATCAATTGCTATTCTGCCAGCGGAACGGCACTTGGTTATACTTCACTTGAAGTTTGTGAGTGTCGTCATTATACCAACTGTAATATATGTGGATTTTGTTATTATGGTTCTGGAAATTGGCACACACGTAAATGGGATTGTTCGGGCACTCTCACCTATGACTGCGAAACTAATCCCGGATGCTCCGTTGGGTCTTGGCCGAGTTGCGGTTCTTACACCGTAGAATATAAGGGCGCGCAAGGGTGTTATTCGGAAACGAACTGTTGGAATAATCAATGCGGATGTGGATGCGGACTAAGTTGCCCCTGTAATGCAATAAAAGATTGCAGAACACAGGACCAGAAAGATGCCGGTTGCTGTCCAATAAATCCATTGACGGGGTTGCCCTATTGATTATGAATACCGCAGAACAAAGGAAAAAATGGTATGAAAAACATAAAAAGGAACAAATACAGAGAACGAGAGAATGGTACAAAAAAAATAGGGAAAAAATGTTAGAACACGGTAAGGTTTATGCTATGGAAAATAAAGACAAAATTGCAGAACGGAAGCACAAGTATCATCAAAGGTATTATCAAGAACGAAAATCAATATACAAAGATCGAAAGTTGAAATATAAATATAGAATTTCATTAAAAGAACTTGAATATCTCTTGGTTAGACAAGACAATAAATGCGCTATTTGTGGAAATCTTCTTTTAGATAAAACAACCGTCATAGATCATGACCATTTAAACGGTAAAATTAGGGGAATTTTATGCCGATTGTGCAATACAGGGATTGGGTTTTTTGGAGATGACCCAGAGATTTTAAATAAAGCAATGGCGTATTTAATGGAATTCCGTAGACTTACGAATCAGTCTTATTAGGAGGAGAACATGACCTTTGATCCATGTCCACATCAAATAACTCAATTAGTTATTAAGGCTGGAATCCTAAGAAGAAAAGAATTGGGACTTCCGGAAGAGAACAATATTACAACTCTCTATGACGAAATGGCTCTACTCCTTGGGATTGTAATTGCCCAAATGAATTCTGGTATGGTTGACCATCTTCCATCTCCGGCAGAGATGAAGGATGAGACTGGAAAGTTTGTTGTCCCAAGAAAAGACTGTCCGAAATGTGGAGGGACGGCGGTTTTAGAATCAATCTGTGGATCGTGCAAGGATGCGGAAGGTGGAAAGTATAAATCTGGATATAAATGTGAAGCGTGTCAGTTTGTTGATGATAAAACCGAGGAGTTTTTCACCCAAAGATTATCTCGAATGGGCATAGAAATTCCTGAAGGTATGAAGATTGCCCTTGGGATTAAAACCATCACGGACGATGGATTAAAATAAGGAGGAGGAATTATGGCAATCTTGGGAGGTTACTCTGCAGATAGTCCCGGACTTGACCAAAGATGGGGGCTTTTTAATACGGCTCCATCCCTTGTTGAGAATAAATTTAAGACAATGAGGGAGTACTCCGAGAAGGCATACACGAATACTATGGAGGCGCTTTTGGCTCTCGGGCAAATAGCGGGACAACTCGAATTGATCAATGTTACGATTGCGATCGATACGACTCCAATCGTCCGTCCCGATATTTCCGATCTCAATGCTCCCTCTGTGGATGTTTCAAAATTCAATGTCAATTACTCACAGATGCCGGTTGCGCCAAACATTGTGAATGCGATGCCGGATCCTATCCCATCCAAATTTCCTGATCTCTCGGTTGGAGAAATCAGCGGTGGGAACAATACCTATGTTTCTACCCTTTTGACGGCTCTTAAATCGAAACTACTCAGTGATCTCAAAAATGGTTCGATCGGTATTCCTGTCGATATTCAAAATGACATGTGGAATAAAGACTATGAAAGATCCATCCTCGAACATGAGGATTCGAAAGATAGGATTGCAGGTAACGTGAGTAGAATGGGGTGGCCGATGCCCGGAGGATCCCTTTATGCGGGGTTTCTGGATGTAGAGCTCAAATTTAAGGATAAACGGCTTGATATGAGCCGAGACATAGCGATCAAATCTTTTGAATTAGCCCTTGCCAATAGCCATTTCGTCATCCAACAGGCTGTCAGCGTCGAGACTATGTTGATTAATTGGACAAACGCAGTGGCAAACAGAGTTTATCAGGTCACAAAAGCAACTGTGGACGCTCAGATCTCGGCTTTTAATGCACGAGGGGACAAGATATGGAAACAGGCGTCAGTCATTCTGCAAAAGGCAAAAGCGAAGATGGACTATAATCTTGGCCTTATTCAGATTTTTACGGATCAGGTGAATGCCTGTGCCGCTCAGATGAGGGCAGAATCGGAGAGAGTTAATGCGGTGGCCAGAGGATATGAAGCTGAAACCGGTGTCTTCAATTCGATCGTAAATTTTGAGAGCACGAAAGCCACCCTGGGTCTTAAATTTATTCAGGCAAAAATCGACCAGGCCGTTGCCAACGCGAATATTCTCATTAAGAACAAAGAGATTGAACTCAAAAATTACGAAGTAATCAATAGTCTTAAAGAAGAGGCCATTAAAGCTTCGGGACAGATTGCCGCTCAGTTGGTTGCCGGCGCACTTGCAAGCGTTTCTGCTCAAGTTCAAATCGGAGCGACGGATCAGGCAACTTACAGTGCGAAGGATGCGGAGTTATTTTTAGCGGGTCTTCTTTAATTGAACCGGAAAACCAGAGGAGGAAGATAATGCCAGATTATAGACCAATCCCAGGACAAATGGATAGAGGACCATCATCACCCATGAATTTACCCGTGGATGATTTGAGCCGGATGGCAAGTGAGAAAGCCTCAAATCTTTTGACGCCTTATGGAGATCAATTCGGGAATAGACCGATCGTTCCCCCTTCACCTGGAGTTTCTCCTGGACCTGGAACTCCTCCTGGGCCAGGTTCTTCGAGCATGGAAGACAAACTCTATCAATCTATTCATCCCGATACCTTCTCCAAGGTTCTGGAGATGATCATGCAATTTGTCACGGGAAAGCCGATTCCGAAGTATCAGGAAGGAACAGATTATGTCCCAGAGACTGGACCGGCCATGCTTCATCAGGGTGAAAAAGTTGTTCCTGCTGAAGAAAATATCCCCTTCAGGCCCGGCGTTCCAGGGGAACCTGTTGGCGAACCATCACCCATGGGCAGCAAATTGTTGACCTATGCTGGTGGTCAGGGACTTGGATATGAGTCTCTCCCGGAAAGGGGTTTGCGTGGGGCGAGAGAAACGGTCGATAAAATTTCTCCTTACATAGGACCTGCCCTGAGTGTTCCATTAAAGGCTTTGTCAAAGGCGAGCGAATTTTATTCTGTTCCTCAACCTGGCGGTCAAGGTGGCCGTGTCCCTCCTTATGCTGGCCCAAGACCATGGAAAAACGCCATCGATCTCAAAAAAGATGAAGGCGGAGCTTATGCTATTCCTGAATGGAAAGATTACGCTCCAGAGGGTGAGCAAACGGGAATCAGATATAAGTTGGGACCAGAAAATGTGCGGGGCGATGAACTGGCAAGGCAAGGAATTTTATCCGAAGCGGGAAGGGCCGAAGAAAAATATGGAATTCCACGCTATTATCAAGAGGTAGCAGATGCACGAAGACAACAAGCAGAAAGCGACGCTTACTATGCTGACAGGCAATTAAAAGAGGCCGCCGGGATTGTGCCTCGGACGGGTATGGCAGAATATGAATACAATGCTGCGGGCATGAGAATGACCCCAGAACAAAGATTGGAACGAACTAAAAGTGAGGGAGAAGCGAGAAAGCAATATATTGCCTCAACGGGAGCAACTGATATCGCTCGCTTAGAACATGGGCCGGGAAGTCCGTTATCCCAAGAGAGGCTTGCCCATGCTGAATCTTTGAGAGCGACCCCTGAGATGAACTTGGCGGGAATCTCCGAACAAAGTAGGGCTCATCTTGAAGGGATCAGTAGAACCGTCGCGGGACATTTGGAAGCTGCGAAGATAGCGGCAGAACCAAAAGACCTCATGATGAAAGAAATCAATACCACACTCACTCAGGGACAAAAGAATCAAGACCTATATGGCACGCCTTTTGATCCCCAAAAGATAACCGGGACCATTATGAGAATTTACAAGGCCTTCGGTAAAATTACCGACGCGGAATGGGCAAAGATGCCGGAAGATTATAAGAGGGAACCCATGAAAAAGCCCCCCTTTGCAGAGTTTTATAAAACATTCCAAAACGACCCGAGATTTAAGGGAAAGTCGAAAAGCGAACTCGCAAAGACATACAACACATGGAATCCATAATGGCTTATGAAGATGTAGCAGATGCCTTTTCTTCTCATTTGAAGGGTGGCGAAACCACTGATGTAGCAGATGCTTTTGCCAAGCATTTAGAAGGTGTCCCTTCCGAACCTTCCTATTGGGAAGCTGCCAAGGTTGGTCTTAAAGAAGGTCTCGCCGGCGCCATGAGGATGTATGAGATCCCATCAAGGACTATCCTTGAGAAAACAGGCCTTGCTGCACCCGGAACATTTGCCTCAGAACTTCTTAAGCCTTCCGAGGAAGAACAAAAAAGGGTCGGTGAGCTCGGGATACCTGGAGAGATTGTCAAGGGTGCTGCAGGTCTCCCAGGAGCGTTTGCAAAATATGGCCCCCTGATGGCTGCCGCTCCCGCTGGGATCATCGGTACTGGTTTGACATTTGCTGGTGAGAAAGCGGCAGAAGAACTCGCCGCTGGCAGAAAGCCGTCTCCCTTGGAGCTCGGTGAAGAAGCTGTTATTGGTGGGATTTTCAGAGGAATTGAGCCATTAGGGAGATTGGCAAGAGCGGCGATTCTTTCCGGTACCTTTAGCACTCAAGCCTTTGCCGATACTTATTCCCAAACAAAGGATATTAAACAAGCCCTTCATTCGGCAATCGCTCCAGGAGTGATTGGTGGTGGTCTGGGAGCCATGGGCGGGAAGAGAGAAAGACCGATACCCGAACCGCGACCAGAAGCAAGAGAACAACTCCGGATCCCGACAATTCCGGAGAGTCGGTATATGATGGGACCGGGCGGATATCCCCGACCAGAAGAATTGCCTCATCCGATTGTGCCCTATGAACGTGGCGGTCCTATGGTAGATATGGTTTGGAATCCTGAGACACGGACTTTTGAGCCAGGTGATCAGTTTCAAGCGACGACCGTGCCTCCAAGACCTCCTCCGGTTCTTGGATTACCTCGACCCGGAGAAGAACATTATGGTCCAATTACTCCTCCTTCACCGAGACCAGAATGGGAGAAAACCAGAGAAAATCCTCCTCTTCAGTATCCTCCGGCTATTTTTGAGCCCAGAACTCAGCCCAGAACTCCCCCCGTTACTGGCATCAGAGGCCCAGAAGTGGTTCCGGAAGTCCCCAGGGGGCCCCAAATTGCCCCAGAACCCCCGATCCTTCCTACCGTTGCTCCTACCCCTCCCCCAGGAGTTAAGGGTCCAGAAGCCCCTGTGAACCCTCTTACGGATAAACAAATGGATGTAATCCGGCGTGAAGCGGAGAAAGCCGGTGGTTTAGGCTTGAGTTCGATCAAAAGATGGACAGGATTGGGGACAAAAAGGGCTGATGCAGCCATTAAGGCCATGCAGGATGCCGGGGAAATCGAACCTACGGAACCAGGGCAACCATTCCCAACCTGGAGATTTAAGCCTGCCGTTCCTGAACCCGCGGCAACTGGAGCTCCTCTAAGTATGATGCCAAAGGCCAAATTAGGCAGGGAGTTTGATGACATAATTAATAAAAGATTTCCCGATGATGAAGGCCGTAAAGAATTAGAAAGAGAGATTGTCGGTCTTTATTTTGAGGTAGAGGGTGGACAACCCGGGAAAAGGATTTTCGTAGATGCGGGAAGGGTAGGAGAAGGGACAAATCTCGATGTGATAGGAATGCCATCTACCTATCCGGAATTTATAGGAAAGAATAAATTTGCTCGAAAGGAAACATTAAGGGCACTTGAGAAAGGCATAAAAGGTCAAAAACTTGGTAAAAGAGAACAGGACATTTATGCCGAGGCACGCTTAGGGGCGCGAAGAACTATTGAAGAAAGGAACGAGCAAGAGACTCGATGGGCATCCTTAGATAGGGAAAGGACTAAACTTGCTGATCAAGAATTGACAAAACACATTGATGATGAGATAATGGGTCTCAAGGAGGAATTACGTGAAAACTACTCCGACACCGAAATCAGTAAGGCTATTGAAGAGGCTACAAAAGATCTCACGGCTGAAGGTCCTCCTCCAGACGTTGCAGCAATCGAAAAAGAAGTCCGATCTCTCCTTACCCCAAAAGTAGAAGCCAAAAATAAACCCGCCCTTTCTCCCACCGCCAAAGATCAATTTGCTTTCCCTGGCATCAGACAGGGTCTTGAGATGGGAGTGAAAGAGGGAGTTGCACCTACCATTGAAGGGACTCCTTTAATGGAGGCTGCCCAAAAAGCGGAAATGGAAAGAGTTCAACCGTCGATGTTCGAAGGCAAACCCGTCCCCCCAGAGGTCCTTAAGGACTACCCCGAACTGAAGGGGGCAGAAGCCAAGCAGGCGTGGGAGGATGCCCTTAAAGAAGCAAAACTTATAAATAACCCATCTCGACT